CCCAGCTCTTATTAAATGTGGACCAAGATTCTCCTTTTCATGATTGTGTTTTTCATCGTCGCCAACCCAGCAACCTTCAAGCTCATGCGCCAGTTGCTGGGCGGGTGGGTCGCCACTGCCGAGGGTGTGGCCAAGCCGGGCGGTCTGCTCCTGCACTCCGTGGTGTTTGTGCTGCTGGCGTGCGTGGTGCCCCGTGCTCTGATGCGCCGCTCCAGCTACGCGGACGAGGAAGAGTACGAGGAGGACGAGTACGAGGAGGACGGCGAGGGCTACGCGGACCTCATGGCCGAGGCTGACAAGGCTGACGCCGAGGCCCGCATCGCCGCCGACAAGGCGAAGATGCTCCGTGCTCAGATGCCCAACCCCGCCGCAACCGCCACCCTTTCGCCAAGTGCCGTGTTGCCCCCGAGCGCCCCAGGCGCCGCGGGCGTGTCAAAGTACGCGTACGGATACTAAAACTCCTCATCAAACCGCACGCCATCGCCTTCCGTGACCATTCGCTTTGAATAGTCACCCACGCGCTTCTCAAAAAAGTTGGTCTTTCCCTCCAGTGAGATGGTTTCCATCCAGGCAAAGGGATTCTCAGCGCCCCAGATGGGCGTCTCGCCGAGCTGCTTCATGAGCCGGTCACCAACATAGCGAATGTATTGTTTCATTTGTTCGGCATCCATGCCTATCAGTCTGCATGGAAGCGCCTCCGTAATGAAGCTCTCCTCCGTCTCGACCGCCGTCTGGACAATTTTGTGAATATCAGCACTCGGGCACTTGTCCTGTAGGTGCTTGTACAGCGCCACTGCAAACTCGAGATGCGACCCCTCGTCCCTGCTGATGAGCTCGTTGCTGAAGCACAAGCCAGGAAGTATCCCACGCTTCTTCAGCCAAAAGATGGCGCAGAAACTTCCGGAAAAGAAGATGCCCTCGACGCACATGAACGCAACCAGGCGACTCGCAAAGGGTGCATCGGACCCCATCCACGTCAGGGCCCAGTCCGCCTTGTCCTTGACTGCAGGGGACGTCTCGACCGCTCGGAACAGCCGGTCCTTCTCCGCCTTGTCCTCGACCAACTTGTCAATCATGAGAGAGTACGTCTCACCGTGGATAGCCTCGTTGAACGTCTGATATGCGTAGAACGAACGAGCCTCGGCAATCTGAACTTCAGAACCAAAGTTCAAGTTTATATTCTCCATGACGATGCCATCACTTGCTGCAAAAAATGCAAGAATCATTTTAATAAAATGTTTTTCTGGTTCCGAGAGGCGTGCCCAATCGGCGACATCTGCGCCGAGGTCAATCTCCTCTGCCGTCCAAAATGAACCAACCGCCTTCTTGTACAAGGCCCAAAGTTCGGGATACTTGATCGGGAAGACGGTGAAGCGGTCTGTAGTCTCTGTGAGGATGGGGTCTGACATCATACCATAATAGGGGTTTTATTCTTTAGAGGGACGCGTACAAAGTCCCGAGCGGTGTCAACGGGGGGAGAGAGGTTGGGAAGTGGACGTACGACTCGAAGAGTGCAGACTGGTTCATAAAGTCGGGATTTGACGGACCCTCGACCGAGTCTCCTGTTATTCCCGTCGGGTTTGTGAATGGCACGAGCTTGAACCGTTCTTTCCATGAATACTTTTCAACAAATGGCATAGCCTCCATGCCCATCACAGTCTGATACATGAAATTCGCAGTCGAGTTGGTGGCGTACTCTGCCGGGTCGGTCAGCGCGGCCCATGATATCCCGGAAACATTCGTGTGAAGAGTTCCTGGAGGGTTCCCACCGCAGCACGTCGCCTTCCAGTCTGCACACGAGTACTCCGTGACCCATATGGGCAACTTGTACTTGTTGTAAATTCCTTGAAGATAATTCAAGAATGAAGATGGGTTGGGCGGGCCGTACCAATGGACCGCGATAAAGTCTGGATTCTTTGGTCGAGGAGTCAACTGATTAATTTGAATCAGAAAGTTGTCGAGCCATATGCTCGGGTCGAGCGTCACGGGGCTCGAGGCGCCAATGTCTACAACGACTGGTCCTGTGATGTCCATGGGTGAAGGGGTGTTGTTTGGACTCTTCCCAGGTTCGAGAAGACTCCCGTACATGACGGGGCTCCCGAGACGGCGACCCGTCCCTGCGATGTTTGGCCAAAAGTTGACGGCGTCGCGGACCGTCATGTTCCCCTGTGCACTGGCGTTCACTCCGTCGGGTTCGTTATACGCAAGAACGTTGCTGTCCCAGTTGTACTGTGTATTTACAATGTCGAAAGATTCAATGATGCCCATTGGATTTTTCGTCTTGACCAAATTCCAAAACATTGGAGTGAACGGGAGACCTGCCGGTGAGGGTGTGGGCGGCGTCGCACCCCATGTATAGTACCAGTCTGCATTCAGGGCGACGATTTTCGCCGCCGCTGTGGGGTCGGAAACACCGGCGACAAACCCCTTCTTCTTCGTCCGTGACGTGTCGGCAACGATTGGCGCAGACGGCATGGGTGCGGGAGTCACATTCACGTCTTCAGTTGGCGATTCGTCTAGAATCAGAGAAGAGTGAGTCGCCGAGTATGACGTGGCTGGCACGACGCTGAGCATCCCTGAACTCGCCCTGGAACTGTACAAGGGTCCAGACGTGGCGGGAACTGCCGTGAATATCCCAGATACAGCCTTTTGCTCAGAGAGGTCCTGACCCACGTACCCCTTGCGAATGTATTTCCTTTCAGAAAACCCAGACGACGCTCTGAAGAGAATGACGCCATACAGAACACACGCTGCAAGAAGCTCGCAGTTCATAAATATGCGCACGATTTTTATAAACTCCTAATGTAGGGACCTGATGGCAGCATCAGTCAGCGGATTTTACGCTGGAAAGGATTCCATGACGTTGACGTTTTACGTCCAGTCGTCAATTCCACCGAGTCTTCAGGTGGGCAAGACGGTTTTGAACCTGCCGGGCATATCGGGAACGACGCGAATCACGGCGCTCAACCTGTTTCAGGGCGTCTACCCCGAGTATGGCGCCTTTAACGGAAGTTTTGACTTTCAGGTTGACAAGGAGCAGTCGATACAGGGAATCACACCCGTCTCTGCGGCGACTCTGAGCGACCCACCCTTTTTCCAGATTCCAGACCAGTTCACCCTGTCTGGAACCTACTTTGCATCGTCTGGAAAACTCTTCTTCTTTTCAAGCGTCCCCCTGCCTCCCAAGATTCGCAGGGGATGGCTCGTGAAGAACCTCCCGGGCATCCAGGGGGACTTTGTCGTGACGTCGGCTCAGCCGTACCAAGGGGCGAATCCGCGGCTCAAGTTTTACGCCGGTGCCTTTGTGATTGCGCCAGTCATTTCCGGGTCGGCCCTTCCAAATGTTCCAAATTCAGGAAGCGTCATCAACAATCAAGGACTCCTCACGCCCCCAGACGTCCCCACGGGTTTCGTCGCCCGTTCCGTCACCATCACAATCCCTCAGATTCTCATCGCCCCACCCATAGAAGATGATACGTTTCCTCGGTTCCCCGTGGATATCCGAGCGCTCGACGACTCGCCACCCGGTCATCAAAATCTACCAGACCTAAACTTTAATGAAAAGAAAAGACTCGGGTTCAGTGCGGGCGGTGTCCTCTCTCTCGACGCCATCGGTCCTCAAGAACAATACATTTCGACAACTTCTGAATTCAAGGGGTCCCAGTGGAGTCCTGAATATGAACAGTACACGTCAGCAGTCGTGTATCATCAACGTGTGCCAGTTCCGGGAACGTCATTCATTCGTCAGATTGAGCCTGGTCGGGGCGTGGTTGAACTCCGACCTACGGAGATTGGAGACTTGTTTGCAAACATGCACTTGCAGGTGACCCTGCCCGCCCTACCATCTGGGAATTTCTACACGAATCAGATTGGCCGGGCGCTCATAGAAAAGGTGGAGTTTATCGTCAACGAGACGGTTGTGGAAACCATCTACGACGACTGGCTCGTCATTCGAGACCAAACCTTCCTTGACTATGACGAACAGGTGGGCATGTTCAACCTCGTGAATGGCGGACAGGCGAACCAGAACCTGAGCCCCACGACGCCTCTGAATCTCCTGATTCCTTTGGAGTTTTTCTTTTGCAGAAGGCACAGTGCGCATAACAAG